TTGACGCCCAAGTTGTTTATTGCATCCGTCCGGTGGGTACGCTCGAATCTAAATTATTTAACGACCCGCGCTTTCCGGGTTTGGTGCTTGCAGGCCCTATAGTATATGTCAGCACTGTTGGTTCTTATGGCATTGTGTTCTTAGACACTTCGTTGTACACCGTAGGCGATTTTGTTACTAACCCTGTAGGTTCAGAGTTTCGTTATTACGCAGGTGCCGAGAACGACAGAAACATAAATGACGACAGCCCTTTAACGGCAACTATAGCTTCGATTAGCGGTGAACTAGAGTTTAGTTTGGTTGCAGGCGATGCGACAAACACTGTAATTAACGGCGATTTAGTTTTTAGTGGGGTAACAAATAGCGTTTCTGACATAGGCGCATCAGGCGAGCTAAAATTTACAGGTTTGGCTTCTGACACAGATTTACAAACTCGCGTTGTAGGGTCTTTGATCCTAGAAGGGTCAGCCTCACAGCAAGGGCTAGTGTCTACAATCTCAGGCGCAGTAGGGTTTTTACGGTTTCAAACCGAAGCTCGCACTTCAGATGCCAATGCTGGCGCAATCGGCTACATGTATTTTAATGGCGCAGCAGGAGATCAGTTGTATGCAGGCTCGTTTGGCGAGCTGAAAATAATTGGCATTACACAGACATCAACGCAAGACAACAGTTTTTTCGTGTTAATGACCCTTAACAATCCCCCCGGCGCTGTACAGGTAGAGATAGATATTCAGGACACGTTGTTGTTGACAGACGACTTTAATTTTTCTGTTGTTAGTAACATTGTAGAGCCTGTTTACGTCAGCGGTGCAATGCTTACATTTGCCGTAACGGCAGTAGAGCTGCTAGACCAAGCTATGCTGTTAGCCACGGTTTCTACTAAACAAACCTCAGCCTTAACTGACACACTTAGTATTCAGGACACATGTAGCCTTCTTGGTGTAATCCAGATAGCGGAGGAGTTAGTCGCTAACGACTCTGTTCAAAACTTGTATCACGGCGTTGTGCAAGTGCTAGCCTCTATGCTCATGGCGGACAGTGAGCGCACTAGTTATCCGTTTGTAGTCCAAGAGTATGTCACTTTTTCTGAAGAGGCCCTAACCAAAGCAACCTACTTAGCTGAGCAATTAGAAACTATAATGGCTACAGCCGTAGTACAGAATGTACTTACAATAGTAGTTGACGAGACTGCCGAGCTAATGGCGGCAGATTCTATAGAGCTTACTGCTAAATTATTTGCAGAGCTGTTGGACACTGTAGATATATACACGTTATTTAAAGTCAATGATGATCTGTCACAAGCGTGGGTTATGAATACGGAAGCAGGTATGCCTATTTCCGAGTACGATAACTACCTATTTACGTCTATGACTACCTTTAAAGGTCGGTCTTTCGGTACTACAGATAGTGGGTTATTTGAACTAGAAGGTGACACAGACATAGGCGAGCCGATTACCGCGCAAGTAGAAAGTATGATGCTTGATTTCGGCACTAGCCGCATGAAACGTATACGCACGGCGTACATGGGGTATACTTCTTCAAATGAGCTAGTATTGAAAGTCATGTCTGTCGATGATGGTGAGCTGTTTGAGCATTGGTATAAAGCTAGTCCAGTAGGCTCAAACACTGCACCTAGAACTGGAATGGTGGAAGTAGGGCAAGGTTTGAGGTCAAGATACTGGCAGTTTGAGCTAACAAATGTAGATGGTGGTGATTTTGAGCTTGATGTACTTGAGCTGTACCCACTGTTTTTAGGGAGGAGAGTGTAATGGCGGTAATTAATTGCAACAGCCCCGGCGGTGGATTCCCCGCTCAGGATACCGTTACAGAGCAGTTTGATTATTTTACTGATCTAGTTAATGAGTACGTAAAAACTGCGGACGAGTTTTCTCAAGTATTAGCTGACTTTACCATTACCCCTGTGAACCTAGACCCTATTACATGGGCTAGTGGTAGTCAGTACGTGCCTTTTACAACCCCTGCCGATCCCGGAGCCTTTAATGAGCCGGGAAGAAATTTCAGCGTATCACCACCTTCGGCACCGGGAATTTCAAATATAGATACGTCCGGTTTAAATGTGACTGTACCTACGGATAACTTACCTAACAGCCCTACTGTTAACATACCAAATCCACCGTCTATAACTATACCCCCGCCTCCGGTATTAACCTTACCTCCGGTGCCTGTAGAGCCTACAGTCGGAGATGTACAGATACCTGTATTTGAAGGCGTAACATTACCTGACGTACCAACCCTAATAGGACTTAACTTACCTACCGCGCCTACAATAGACATCAAAGATTTTAATGGTGTCGCGCCAATAGTAACTGCCCCAGTAGCAGTTCAAGATCAGTATATACAGGATTTTGAATATTGGTTCAGTGGTATGTCCGCCGATATTATAGGCGAGGCTCAGTCTGTCGGTGCCACAGCTCAAGTTCAGCGCATGTTTGGAGGTGGTACAGGGCTACCACCCGCCATAGAGCAAGCCTTGTTTGACAGGGAGATTGGCCGCGAAGAAGTATCTAGTCTGCAAGCCGTTAACCAATCTGAGCAAGAATGGGCGGCGAAAGGGTTTGATCTTCCGGGGTCTACCTTACTGGCCCGTGTGCAAGAGATTAGGCAGAAGAACCGTATGGAGCGTGGCCGCGTTAACCGCGAGATTTCTATACAGTTCCACAATCAAGAAATTGAGAACCTAAGATTTGCTGTCGCAGAAGGTGTTAAGCTAGAAGGGCAGCTATTGACGGCGCAAGCTCAGATAGCGGGGGTTGCGCAGTCGCTGGCTAATGGTCACGCTGCGGTCATGCAAGGCATATTTGATTCTCTAATAAACTATACAAACTTACAGATAGAGTTGTATAAGGCAGATATAGAGGTTTATAAGATTGGCTTAGAAGCAGAGCTACTAAAACTGCAAATATATAAGACAGAAGTAGAGGCCGCCAGCCTTGTTCAAGATATTAACAAGAGCTATGTGGACATATACGTAGCGCAGATAGCCGCAGTTGAGACTAGCGTAGATGTATTTACCGCAGAAGTGGGTGCGGCAGAGGCCCAAATAAAAGCAGAAAACTCTAAAATTACTATTTTCCAAGGTCAAATAGACGCTTACGAAGCGCAGGTAAATACGTTAAAAGTTAGAGCGGACATATACGATACCGAAGTTGGCGCACAAAAGACTATTTCTGACGTATACGTTTCTCAAGTAAACGCCGAAGAAGCTGAAGTTAAGATATACTCAGCCCAAGTAGACGCTTATAACGCAAGAATAGGCGCGTACAGATCAGAAGTAGAGGCTGGGGCAACCAAAGTAAACGCTCAAGTTAGTGTAGAAGAAAGCAAAACACGGGTTTACAGTGAAAATGTGACCGCTTGGCGAGCCGGAATATCCGCCGACACCGCTAATATAGAAGCTGCCGTTAATGTTTATCAGGCCGAATTGCAAAAATATACTGCGCTATTAAGCGCCGAGCAGTATAGAGTAACTGGAGAAGCTCGTAACGTAGAGCTGAACATAGCTGAAGAAAGGGACAAAACTGATTTGGCACTTAAGCAGGCGGATCAGGCTATAGAACAATTAAAACATACTTCGGCATTAGGACTAAGCGCTACCGAGACAGCAGCTAGAGTAAACGCTCAATTAGCAGCTTCTGCGATGAGCGCCGTAAACGTAAGTGCAGGGATCAGCTCAACGACATCTGGCTCAACATCAGATAGCCGTTCCTGCACAACCACCTTCACATCGACTAACTAGGTTAGGATATGGCATCAAGTGCATTAGGTTTAATACGCATTGTCTCTAACTCTGAGCTGGTGAAGCAAGAGCAAGAAGCTGAGAAAGCCGCTCAAGAGGCCAGAGACAAAAATAACAGCCCTTTACTGCAAGGGCTTTCAAAACACGTTACAGAAGCGTGGGAACAAGCGCGTGACGCTAAAAACTCAGTTTTACCTAGATTACAGCGTGCGCAGCGTGCCAGAGTAGGTGAGTATGACCCTGAAAAACTGGCGCAGATAAAATCGTTCGGTGGCTCTACTGAGTATGCCCGTGTTACAGCAAACAAGATTCGCATCGTCGAGGCGTGGTTACGTGACGTATATAATGGTCAGACAGACCAGCCTTGGCAAATTAACGCCACACCTAAGCCAGATATCCCTGAAGATGCCGAAGCTCAAGTACAAGAGATGGTGTCGAAGCAAGTAGGTGAAGCGTTTGCAAAGACAGGGCAGATGCCTGACCCAGCATCCGTAAGGGCGCAGATGGCCGCCGAGATGAGCAGGTTTGAGGAGTCTCTAAAGGAAGCTGCGGGTGATACTGCTAAACGCATGGAAAAACGCATGCACGATCAGCTACAAGAAGCTGGTTTTAATAACGTGCTGGCAAGCTACTTAGGCGACTTAGCTACTTACCCTGCCGCAATTATGAAAGGCCCAGTCCTCCGAAAGCGCAAAGTGTTGTCTTGGGAGTCTGTTGATGGTGAGGCCCCTACACCCAAAGTAGAAGATGCCATAGTCACAGAGTTTGAGCGTGTCAGCCCTTTCCGAGCATACCCAGCGCCGGGGGCAGTAACGCCGCAGGAAGGTTATTTTCTTGAGCATCACACATTCTCACACTCTGATCTGTATAACTTAATCGGACTTCCGGGTTATGACGAAGAAGCCATCCGTGCCGTGCTGCATGAGTCAGAGTATGGCGGCCTAAATAACTGGCTTGGCTTTGAGACATTCGATGACGAAGGGCAGTCTGTAGCTGAAAGCCTACAGCGCACAGTTTTTGAGTACGATGCGCTGGAATATCATGGCCCAGTTTTAGGCAAAGATTTACTAGAGTGGGGTTTAGATCAAGAAGACGTTTCTGATCCTATGGCTATGTATGAGGCTTGTGTATGGTTGATAGGTAGCTGGGTAATTAAAGCGCAGCTAAACTATGACCCTCTCGGACAAAGACCTTACTATTCTACAAGCTACGAGGAAATCCCCGGAGAGTTCTGGGGTATGGGCTTACCTGACATACTAGATGATGTGCAGGGTGTCGTTAACGCTGCTGTGCGGTCGCTTAATAACAACATGGCAATGGCATCTGGCCCACAAGTTGCTGTAAACATTGACCGACTACCCGCAGGGCAGGACATAACAAACATAACGCCTTGGCATATATGGCAGGTAGAAGATAACCAGTTTGGTACTAACACCAGCAAGCCCATTGAGTTTTTTCAGCCTAACAGCAACGTAAACGAGCTACTTTCAGTAATTGAGAAGTTTTACCAGTTTGCAGATGACTTCTCTCTTGTGCCTAGATATATGGCTGGATCAGACAAAGTAGGCGGTGCAGGGCGTACAGCTTCTGGGCTTAGTATGCTGATGGATGCGGCCAACAAAGGTTTGAAAGGTGTAGTGTCCAATGTAGACACCAACGTAATCGCGCCCATGTTGACCAAGCTATATAACTACAACATGCTTTACGACAAAGACCCCACTATCAAAGGCGATGCACAAGTTGTAGCTAGTGGTGCTGTTAGCCTGATGCGCATAGAGTCTATGCAGCTACGTAGAAACGAGTTCTTGCAGGTAACAGCTAACCCAATAGACATGCAGATAACAGGTGTCGAAGGCCGCGCAGAAGTCTTACGTAGTGTGGCTAGTGGGCTTGATCTGAACACTGATAAGATCGTACCACCAGAAGAAGATTTGCAACAAAGACTGCAAGCACAACAAGCGCAAGCGCAAGTGGCTCAAGGTACACAAGGCGAGCCGCCTGCACCAGCGCAGGGGCAGCAGGGTTATAGTGCCAGCAAAGAAACGCTGCAAGATGGCTCTGCGACGACAGATAATTTCTCCCCCAACTCAATGACCCCTTGACACCATCTCTGTATTTGCGATGATAGTGTCAGGTAGCTGAGGAGTATGTGTGTTAAAGAAGCCTAGTAACGGAGAATTGTCTGAGTTAAAGCGTTTAAGTGGCACAGCCATTGAGCGTTACCTCCAGACAACACTTGAAGATACCAAGACTTCTTTAGTCGCCAACCCTGACATAGACACAATCCGTGTCTTGCAGGGACAAGCGCAAACACTATCTGACCTCCTTAAGTTTATTTCGTTGTAACCAACAGGAGTTACGTATATGTCTTCAAATGCAAAAAGGGCAGGACAGAAAGCTGATGATTTAATCAGAGCTAACGCAGCGGCGGCAGATGCCAAAGCTGACAATATTGCCACACCTGACACACCCGTTGAAATTCTAGCAGCCGAGCCAGTAGTGGCTGAGGTTATAGAGTTTGAGCAAGCAGTGCAGGAACCCGAAGCAGTAGACACTAATAGTGTGGACGTAAGCGCACTTGAACAGAAACTAGCAGATACACAGGCGGCACAAGCACAAGCCGACCAACGCTGGCGCAGTTTAGATGGGCAATTACGAGCAAAAGATGCACAAATAGATCGGCTCACTGAGTTAGTGGGCAAAATGACAACAGAACCCGCACAGCCTCAAGCACCACAAGGCGTGCAGACTTCTGACGCAGATGATTTTGGCACAGAGATGGTAGATTTTGTACAGCGATTAGCTGCTTCTGCCGCTCAAGATGCCGTAGGACGGCTAGCCCCTACTATTCAGGGGCTTACAAATGAAGTAGAAGTTGTCTCTAAGCACACCGCTAAGAGCCAAGCTCTCACATTTGAAGGTTTGCTAGATAAATTGTCGCCTTCGTGGTCACAATTAGATACAGACCAAGGGTTTCACGACTGGTTAGGCCAGTCACCTACAAGAAACAAACTATTTCTTGAAGGCGCACAAACCCAAGATGCCGAAATAGTATCTGACTTCTTTAACATGTATGCAGACACGTTGGACAGAGCTAGTACGCAAGTACAGGCTAAGGAAAACAAACGAGCAAACGAGCTAGAGAAACAGGTATCACCCGGAAAATCACGATCTACGGCAACAGCATCGGCTGCTTCTCCACCAGACCAAAAAAACTGGACACGTTCCGAGATAGCAGGTGCGTACAGCGAGTATAGCAAAGGCAACATCCCCGCTGATGAGTGGGGGCCTTTAGAAAAAGCTATAGCCGCAGCACAAGCAGAAGGGCGTGTGGACTACAGCACATAAACTTAAGCAGGTAACAAAATGGCATATCCAGCAGCAGCAGGACAACCAGCATATACTGGTGTATTTATACCAGAAATCTGGTCTACAAAGATGATCGAAAAGTATTATGACAATACTGTTCTGTCTTCTATTTCAAACACCGACTACGAAGGTGAGATCAAAAACCAAGGTGATAAGGTTATCATCCGTACTCACGCTACGTTAGTTATCAATGACTATGAGATTGGTCAAACTTTGACCAACCAGCAGCCTATCGGCGGCAAAATAGAATTGCTGATCGACAAAGGTTTGTACTGGTCTGCAATCATTGATGATGTAGTCGCTAAGCAGCAAGATATTGACCAGATGAACGATTGGGCATCTGACGCTGCTGAGCAGATGAAGATCAAAGTTGACACTGAAGTTTTGGCAAGCATTGTCCCTGACATTGACGCACAAAACGTAGGTACTACTGCGGGACGCATCTCTGGCGACATTAACTTGGGCGCAACAGGGGCACCAGTTGTTATAACCAAAGCGAATGTCTTGGAGCAAATCTTGCTGCAAGGTCAGGTTCTTGATGAGCAGAATGTACCAGAGTCAGGACGATTCATCGTACTGCCTTTCTGGATCACTACTCTCTTGAAACTGTCTGACATCAAAGACGCGTCTTTGACTGGCGATGGTACTACTCCGCTGCGTAATGGCCGTGTTGGCATGATTGACCGCTTCACCGTATACAACAGCAACTTGCTGCCTACATACGATGATGGTGGCAACACATGCACTAACATGATCGCTGGCACTAAAGCGGGTCTCACGTTTGCAACTCAGTTGACCAAGACTGAAGAACTGCGTGCAGAAAGCACTTTTGGTGACATCATGCGTGGCCTGATCGTTTATGGACACAAAGTTGTTAAGCCTGAAGCGCTCTGCTCGTCTTATGTCGCACGCACTAGTGCGTAAGTACGTTTGACTTTGTTGGGGGCTTCGGCCCCCGCATTTTTTCACCGGAGAGCCTAATGCCCAAATACTTAAAGCACAGAGTTAACGGTGTTGTTTACCCGTTTAATGAAGCCATGTCTAAGAACCCTGCTATGGAACTTATAGATGAGCCTGACCCTCAATTTGCTGTTGCCGCTAATGCTATGAAAGCCGCAAGAAAGGTCGAAACGCTACCAAAAACCCGCAGAAAGCGATCTACTAAAGCTGAAATGCGAGAGAGAAACGATAGCGGCGTTGTCGACTCTACTCCAGATGAAGTTGCGTAATGACGCTATCTGAGCTTATGGATCAACTGCGCTGCGCGACACTGCGCGACACCGCACTACCAAGGCTTTGGTCAGATACTGAATTAGTACGGTACTTGAACCATGCGCAAATGGAGTTTGCAGTGCGTACTCACGCACTTGTTGATGATACAACCCCGGCTACTTGTAAAATTACAACGGTAGCGGGTCAAGCGGTTTACCCTATACACAATTCTGTTGTGATTGTTGCCGAGGCAGGGATCGTTTCCTACGATACCGCCACACAAGAACAAAACAACTTTACTTTGCTAGAAGATAGAACTAGGCATCAGCTCCAGCGTAACTTTTCTAAAGGCCGCCCAGCGGCGTATACAGCACAAGTCCGTACAAATGCAATTCGTTTTTTCCCTATACCCGATGCCGCGTATGACATAGAAATGGTCGTTGCTAGAAAGCCCCTTTATCAAATGGAGCGTGGTAACGACCTACCTGAGATACCTGAGGAATACCATTTGGCTTTGGTAGACTTCGCTGCCTTTCGGGCACTTACAAACAATAATCCTGAGAGTGCCAATATGGCTTCCGGTAAGGAGTTCAAAGCGTTGTGGGATTTGGCAGTCAGAGATGCCAAACGAGCCATCGCTACTCTGCGAGCAGGGGAAAACCCTCAAGCCAGAGGAAATTGGACAGGCAAACAACATAGGTGGTATGGATAATGGCTACTAAGACAAAACCGATGGCGACTGCTATTGACAAAACCGAGCGGCCCCGCGCCTCAAAGACACCACCCAAAATTAATAAGAACTCAACAAAAATTTTCCCTGATAAACCGGGAAGTGCCACGCGTACCCGCCCAGCAGCGCCAACATCGGCTCAAGGAAATAATTATGTAAATCAACAAGTAAAAAGCGCTGCGCAAGCTAGAACACCGCCCACTGCTAAACCTACCCCAAGCACTACTGCTAAGCCCACACCAAGCGCCACTGGCAGCACTACACCGCCTAAAACACCGCCTAAAACACCGGGTAAAACACCGCCTAAAACACCGGGTAAAACACCGGGTAAAACACCGGGTAAAACACC